CTTCATAGAGACTGTTTTTCTCCAACGTGCTGGCTTAGCTAAGATTACTTGATTTTCTAACATAGTTGTTTCAACAACAGTCATTTGCAAATAAGTCTTTAATTCTGCAGCAATAGCGGACTCAGCCAACCCAATTAAGCTAGGAATCTGTGCAATAAACGCTGGATCATTACGTTCCATATAGTTAATTACATCTTGTATGAGGTTATCATACGTCATCTGGTATGCGCTGGTCATCTTGTGTAGTATGAAATATTAGGTTGGAAGTAAATTGGCGATTTGTCGCGCTCTTCGTTGTTGGCCTGCATAAACAGCTTGTCTGCGTGAACTTCAAGGTACGCTATTTTTGTTTGATCTACCCCTGGAAGCTGCATTGATAAACGATGAGACAACGAAGCCTGTACTGAATTAATCCAGCGATCTGGGATATACAGCTCGTTAGTCAATGAGCCAACGTCCTGCATTTGCTTTTCAATCAGCAATTGGAACATTTGGAAGTCGTTGTTTGGTACCGGCCATAGATACATCTTAGGATCAATCTGACGATCGTACCAATACTGTAATGAGCGTTGGCTTGGGAATTGTTTATTAGGAAGGTTCCAGTAGTCATCTCTATTCAAGCGAGCCAAAGGAATAACTTGCTGGCTGGTTGAAAAAACAATTTGACGTACTGAGAAGGTAGTTTTTACGGTCTCTCTGAGACGGTAAAATGTATTGACTGGAGTGATAGACAGTGGGAAGTATGCCCATTCTCTGTCTGATAATGTGGTCTCTGGTAGCTGTAATACCTTGGTCCAAGTAATGCCGTCGGTACTGGTCTCGTACGCAAAGTTGTACGTTTGAGTACCGCCGCCGGTAGCATAACCGTTAACACCGATATAGTAAACACTTTGACCACCTTGGTAGTACAAACCAAACCAGTTATTAGCCAAAGTAGATGTAGACACAATGTCTAAATTCTGAGCAAATACTGCTGGGGAATCTGGGTTAGCTACTGGTAAGTACTCGTCAGCTTCTGAATTGATTATATATACCCAGTTAGCTTCACGTACGTCAATGGTAGTTGCTGGCAGTGTAAGATATTGTTGAGCAGTTAATGCACCCACCAGTTTGTTTTCTAGTAACCAGAGGTTGACACCTAGATTAGAAAGATTTTGCAGATTGTAGAATAGAGCCTGCTTAGCCGCGTTGACATATTCAGGCGTCATTTCTTCTGCAGTTTTACCTGCATCACGGAACGCGTATGAAATTAGCTGGTCAACATTGATTTTTGTTTGACCAGTAGTATTACTGTACGCCATTTAGCGCCCCCGGCCAGCGGCCCTTTTAGCTACTTTGTTTGGTAATTTGTTTGACGCAGGGCCGGCTTTGACAAACTCTTTGCCAACCTTTTTAGGGATGCCAAGAGTTGATTTACCTTCTGCTGCGGCATACATAGCGCCTTGTTGGGCTTTAGATTTATATGGCATTATTTACAAGCCTTTCCGCCTTTTTTCCTAGGAACAGGAGTGGGAGCTGGAGCTGGAGCGGCAGGTTGAAGTTTTTGACCTAAGCCAGCTAGTCCCATAGCCATTTCTTCGCTAGGGCCTAATTTAGCGCCAGCTGCTTTTTGAGCCAGTTTAGCTTTAAGGTATGCTTGTTCTTTTTGTGAAGCTGTTGCATTTTGTGCTGGTGTGCCCATAACATTATCGCGCAATGTTTCTAATACACCACCATCGGCCATTTTCTTAACAGATTTACCGCCGCATAATTTTACTGGTTTTTGATTTTTAGCGTTGGCAATATCTTTAATATCTTTATCGGTCTTTTTTGCGCCGTAAACATTTTCTACTGCGCCGCCAGTTTTGTACTTCTTAACTGTGCCACAATCTTTTTTAGAGCGGCCACCCTTTTTGAGTTTAATCTCAGTTGGTTTATCTTTACCATGCTCAGCTTTATCATGCTGCTTAAATGCTTTTTTGATAATTGCTTTATCTTGGTCGATGTCTTCACGCATTTCAGTCTTGCGCTCACGCTTTTCATAGTTAGCGATTTGCTTTTGAACTGAACCGCCTTCTTTAAAACATTGAATCTTAGGGAGTTTTTTAAAGCCGTCCATTATTTGCCTCCAAACAAGCCGGGCAAAAGGTTAACTGAAGATGGGCTAGTAGCCGTTGATTGTGGGTTTGCTTGCGGAGCAAATGGGTTTTGATCTTGGAAAGGAGATGTGTCCATTGGTTTTTGTACAGGGCCACCAATCCCTGTATCACCAAGGCCATATCCACCGCCACCAACGTTTGCATTCATTGTGTTGGTGTTGTTAAATACATTGCTGCCGGGTTGCTGTGGTTGGGCATACGGTTGTTGTGGGTATGGGTAACCACCTAAACCGTAACCGCCGCCACCGCCGCCGCTTACATTGGCGTTCATGTTGTTTGAGTTATTGAATGTGTTGCCACCAAATCCTGGGTTGTATCCGATAGGTTGCTGCGGCCTTTGCGGATCAAATTCAGGCGGATAATACGGTTGGTCAATTCCAGGGCCATCTGAATATGCCGGTGTCAGACCTTGTTGGCCAGTTAAACCGCCGTCAGCAAACTTTTTAATTTCTTTGCCTTTTACTTTGCCCTTAGATGGGGCGTCAGCTTTTTTGTCACCAGTTGGCTTGACTTTTTTGATTTTGTCTTTTTCACCAGATGGTTTAGATTTTTGTTTGGATACATCGCTGCCTTTGAAGTTTGGCTTGGTTGCGGCCTTAGATGGCGCTGCAGCTTTCTTTTCAAATTTCTTGAGTGTGCCAACGGCCTTCTTAGCACGTCCGCCTTTTTTTAGGCCGGTTAATTGTACAGGGGCTTCTTTTTCCGTTGGCATTACTGCGGCGGATTTAGCATTGGCTTTCTTATTGCCAGTCGGTTTTACTGCAGTTGTCTTTTCTACAACGGACTTAAACTTAGGGGCCACAGAGCCTCCAACTTTAAAATGCTGCATTTTTGGTAGTTTTTTGAAGCCTTCCATGGTATTTCCTCGAGGTTAAATGGTAAAAGGGTGATCTGCCCTTATTATTACTAATACGTTAAATGGGGTAAAAACGCCCTAGATGTCTGCTAGAAATAGGGCCTTCTCGCGCTTACGGCGAGGTATAAGGACGGCTGGCTTGTTCCACATTTCTATGGCATCAGCTGCGCCTTTTAGGTCATTTTGGTTAATTCTTTTGACTACGGTAGACTTTTTGAATGCTGTCTCGCCAATATTGAAGCAGAGGCTGTACAGGGCGTCAAATTGCTTCTGGGTGAGGGGTACCTTCACCGAGCTCTCTACGGCCTCGCTACACCACTTTAAATCACGTTTAAGAAGCTCTTTGACATCATTGTCTGTCAGGGTAATTGTCTTAAGAAATTCTTCATCTGATTTGATAAGGTGACCCACACCAATGGTCCAAAGGCCCTTAGAGTCTTTGTACGCTTTATTGCGGGAGCCTTCTTCTCTAATAATGAAGTCTAGGGTTGACTGGGCTATTGCCATAATGTCTTCCTCTATATGGGTATATTGGTTTGTTAGGTGGATTGTCGCAAAGATTCCGAGGCACCACAGTACTACAGCTACTAGCTTTTTCATTTGTTCTCCTTACTTTGCGGTAGTATACCGCAAATTGGGGTATTACTTGGTCTTCATGTCTATTATTTTTTCGAGTGTTCTTCCACCAAAGTAGAAGGACATAATGAGCATTCCCCACTGACCTAGAAGTTCTACGTACTTGGTATTGGTATCCATGTTAAATGCAGACATCATGGCAAACACAAAGTAGCCAGCTAAAATAGCAATGAGCGTCATTGGCCGGATGTTTTTAGATAGCCAAGAATCAGACAACATGTCAGCTTGTTGGCGCTTGGTGAGTTCTTGGGCTTCGTTAATGTCAGCCTGGATGTCAGCCAGTTTGCCTTCTTGGGCCATTTTAGCCAAGTCCAATTGGGCTTGTGCTTTTTGAGCTGGGTCTGGAATGAGCTTATCTACCAGTTTCATTCCGACCGATATGATGTCATCTATTCCGAACATTATCTATCTACCTTTTTGTCTAACTTGTCTTCTATTCTGTGAAGGGCTTTAAGAACCTCATTCCAGCGGTCATTAAAGTCGTCCTTGGAGACGTAGTGGGTTGGTAGCTCTTCGCGCAACTTGGCAAGGTCATCTTTGAGGTCCTGGACCGCTGTCCATAGCTCCCTACAAAACCAGCCCAGAATAGCACAGGCAGTTGGTAAAATAAAGTTAATTAGTGATTGGAAGTCCATGGTTTATTGCGCCGGAGTTGGTGTTTCGGTAGGTATTGGTGGAGTCCATTGCATCCAAACTAAAACACAAGCCTCTGCCCAAGTAGGTAGTGCAGTTATTTCTTCGTTAGGTGGTTTTGGAGAAAAAGGATCTGTGGGGTCATCAAATTCAATCCAGCCTTTGGTGTCAAACCATTGCAACGCATGAACGTCTTGCGGTATATTGCAGGTTGATAAATTCAATGGGCGGTGCGTACTGTCACCATCTACCGACACAAACGAATCGTCAGGGATAA